CTTCTGTGCCTTGATCAACATAAGCGTTAGAACCGTAAGCTGGATCAACTTCAAACCAGCAAGAAGAAGTTAAAGACTTACCAGATGCCAATGCTGCGTTAACTTTAGCAACTAGATCAGCAACGATAGTTTTTGCATCTTCACGAATATCAACGAAATTTGTTTCGCCAGTCTCTTCGCACTCAACTACTTCTACGCCAGCAAAAGATTTCTCGTGACGAAAACGACGACCTGCTTCGTTTTCAATAATTACATAATATTTTTCACCGATGTAAGGGTGACCGTCGCATGAATAACCTGCTTGATAAAGATCAGATACTGAGAATGCTGTGTAAGTTGCGTTTGTCATTTCGTTTACTCCGTTGTGTTGTTGATGTCCTGATCATACATTAATTGACTACATTATCAAGCCCCTACTATTTAGTCAACTATTACACCAATACAATAGACCTCGACAGGGTGTAGTTTCCCTGTCTGCTGTGCCTTATGTCTCCGCAAGAGGTGCAGTTGCCTTACAGGGGTGAGCGTCAAACCTCACCCCTTTTTTTGTTTGTTGTTGACTTTATCAATTTTGAGTTAACATTGTAGGCATGAACTACCTAACTGAAATAATTGAACGCGCTGAGAAAGCGGGTTTCAAGATGGCTGATATATGCAGAGAGGCTGGCATTGATCAGGCTCAAATGTCACGCTGGATGGCAGGGCATACCGTACCCCTGATCACCTCAATAGAGAAGCTCAGAACTGCCACAGATCGTTTGATCATTGGTCGTATCAAGTCGCTTGAGGTCAAGAATGATTAGGGTGATGGGCGTGGATGTCGGGGCGCTTGGTGCGTTTTCACTTTATGTTGACGGCAAGTTTGAGCAGGTCGTCGATATGCCCATCGTGGAGGTGCTTAGAGGTGGCAAGAACAAGCGCCAAGTCTCTGCGCAGGGCGTAGCAAGCATTGTCAAGGTCTTCGCTCCTACGCACGCATTCGTAGAACGCACAGGCGCAATGCCAAACCAAGGAACTGCCAGTATGTATGCTTTTGGGAGAGCTGCTGGAATTATTGAAGGCGCACTTGCGTCTTTCTCAGTACCGATCACCTACATCAATCCCTTGGTGTGGCAGAAGGCTACGGGTTGCGCAAAGGGTAAGGACGCTATACGCCACAGGTGCATGGAATTGCACCCAGAGAATCAGCACTTGTTTAGTCGTGTCAAGGACTCTGGTCGGGCAGACGCAACCATGATCGCTTACTTTGGGAGTCAGGCTAAATGACACAAGATGAAATCATTGAACTGGCTAAAAAATATTGTTCTAACTATAAATTTGAAAATGGTGATTTGTATGAATGCTATGAATTTTCAAAAGAAGACCTTATAGCTTTTGTCAAATCGGTGGAAGAGGAAATTAAACCGAGAGCAAAACAATGATCGACGAAGAACGCAACGCAATGCGCGAGCACATTGTCTGGCTCACTAAGGAGCTGGAGGAAACCAGAACCAAGCTCAAGGTAAGAGACGAGTTGCTATCTGAGTTACTTAACCCTGACGAGCTGGGTCATGCAGTCACTAACGAGGTGCGTGGACGCATCTACACACTTTTGCACTTACAGGAAAAAGAATAATGATCAAACTACGCCCATCGGCAGCTACACGCTGGCTCTCTTGTCCTGCATCTGTGAGGCTTTGTGCAGACATACCTTACCAGCCAGCAGGAGAAGCTGCGCAGATTGGTACTGCGATACACGAGGTGGCTGAGACTGCATTCTTGACTAACTCAAGTGTCTATGACTGGGTGGGTAAGACGGTCAAGGACATTCTTATCACCGAGCAGAACGCTGACTTTGCAGCAGCTCATGTGAACCACATCAGGGACTTGGAGTTAAGACTTGGCACTCTCAAGGTTGAGCAGTATGTAACCGTGTACAAGGACAAGGACATCGAGTTGGGCGGTACTGCCGATGTGGTGGCATGGAACGACGAGAAATCAACCCTAGTCATTGCAGACTTGAAGACTGGCAGAGGATATGTGGACGCTGACTCAGACCAGATGAAGATATATGCCATCGGTGCAATGCGTCACGCAAAGATTGAATTCAGCAACATTGAGCTGTCGATCATTCAACCGCATCACGGTGAACCTAGAACGCACAAGATCACATTCAAGGAATTAAACGACTGGGCAGCGAACAGATTAACTCCAGCGATTCAAGCAATCAAGAAGGGCGACACCGATCCCACACCGACAGAAGACGGTTGCCAATGGTGTCCAGCAAAGGCGATCTGTCCTGCGCAGCGTAAGGGGTTCGAGGTCATTGCTGCCACACCAAACCTTGCTGTGATGAGTAAGGAAGAGATGAAGTCTGTGGTGGTGACGCTCACACCAGAGCAGATCGCTGACTTGCTAGAACGCGCACCACTTGTGGAGAAGTTTATTGACGCTGTGAGAGACCATGCAGTCAAGCGCATCGAGGCAGGTGAAGTGATCAAGGGCTGGCAGATGCAGCCCAAGCGTGCGTATCGCAAGTGGATTGACGAACATGACGCAAAGAATCAATTACATGACGCTGGTATCCCTGCGGATCAGTTGGTCTCTAGCGAACTAATTAGTCCATCTGAAGCAGCCAAGTTACTTCCCAAAGAATCAAAAGACTTAATTGACAAGTTAACACGCAAGGAGTCTAGTGGTCTCACTCTTGCGCGTGATTACTCTTTAGGTCAATAATCCATTCCCCCAAACCGTTGCCTTGTGCAACATAAACTCGAAAGGCTCAAATGCTTAATCTATCTAGTTCTTCTGGCGGTGGTAACTACATCCGCTTCATGCCATCTGCTAACGCATGGCTCAACTCAAACAAGGAGGAATTCACTCCAAAGAAAATGGTTGTGGATACTGACTCGTTGCAGACTGGTTGGATGCACCTCGGAGAAGGTGTCCGCGACTGGCAACCAGACGCAAGTCTTGGAAAGAAAGGTGCTCAACCGTCACCTGATCACAAGCGCGGTTTCTCCATCAAGTTCTATAACAAGGAGATGGGACTCGCTGAGTGGAGTGCCAACGGTACAGGTCCAAACATGGGACTTGAGAAACTGTGGAAAGCAATCGAAGCAGGTCAAGCAGCCAACGCTGGCAAATTACCCGTGATTGAGTACAAAGGCTCGACGCTAGAGAAGATCGGAAAAGGCACGACTCGCATTCCTAACTTTGATGTGGTGTCTTGGATCGAGAGACCTGCTGGCATGGACGCGGTGGACGACGGTACGCAAGCATTTGATAGCGACGGCAAGATCAGTATGGCAGCACCAGCTCCAGCACCAAAAGCAGCGCCTAAGACTGCAATGGCTCAAGCCGTCGAAGACGACGAGATGTTTTAACTTTTAGGAGAGACGGGGCTGGCTGAAAGGTCAGTCCCGTTTTTTTTCCTCTATGGAAAACACACAAGAATTTTGGATGCTGCTACTGATTGCGTTGGCTCAACGGGTCTACGAACTGGAGCAGAGATTAGAAGAATTGGAGAGACATGAATGAGTTGGCATTATTTGCGGGGGGGGGGGGAGGAATCCTTGCAGGACATTTGTTGGGGTGGCGTACCGTGTGTGCCGTTGAAATCGAAGATTACCCACGCAGAGTTCTATTGCAACGGCAAGCTGATGGACTCTTACCTCGATTCCCTATCTGGGACGACATCACCACATTCGACGGCAAACCTTGGCGGGGAAAGGTCGATGTCGTCAGCGGTGGATTTCCCTGTCAGGACATCAGCGTTGCAGGAAGAGGCGCAGGACTCGATGGGGAACGATCAGGACTCTGGGGAGAAATGTCACGGGTCATTCGCGAAGTACAGCCCAGATACGCATTCATTGAGAACTCACCAGCACTCACTCTTCGAGGACTCGACAGAGTGTTGTGTGATCTTGCCCAGATGGGGTTTGATGCGCAATGGGGAGTGCTGGGACACGACGACTTCGGTGGGCAACATAGAAGGGAAAGAATCTGGATTGTTGCCGACTCCTCCAAAAAACCTTTTCAATCATTGGTCGAGCGCAAAGGCAAAGTATTTCAACGGTGGACTACGCAAGAGCGGTGTCAAGGTTGGATCGACTTTGTGGTGGGAGATGACGAAAGAACATCTCCATCTTGGCGGGTTAGAGGACAGAAAGACAATACCAGACCCATCATGTGGAGAAGTAGTGATGGGATGGTTAATGGGTTGGACAGAATTGCAGCCGTTGGAAATGGACAAGTTCCAAGAGTGGCAGCGGCAGCATGGCAATTACTAACAAAATAAATATGAAAGAAAACTAGATGCAAGCCGAACAAATAGCGCAAGCGCTTGGCAACGCAAGACGAGTGAACGGGCAATGGATGGCGAGCTGTCCTGTAAGCTCACACGGGCAAGGTAACGGGGACAAGAATCCAAGTTTATGCGTATCAGAGACAGACGAAGGCAAGCCGTTGTTTAAGTGCTTTAGTGGGTGCAGTCAGGAGTCGGTCTTCAATGCGGTGAAGGACTACGGTCTGCTCGATGACTTACCGAACCCGACTGACTTCCTCACCCAGATCAAGCCGTTACCGAAACCGCAAGAACCTGTCTTAGAACAGGAGTGGCACTACACCGACGAGGATGGGGTTGTCCAGCACATCAAGCAGAGATACAAGACCTTTGACTCAAAGGGAAAGACATACAAGCAGTACCGCGTGGACGAGAACGGTAGACGGCACGCGAGTATGACGGGTGCGAACATAGTCCCGTACAACTTGCCAGAGGTGGACTTTGCACGCAAGACTGGCAGAACTGTATTCCTTTGCGAAGGCGAGAAGGCTGCCGACGCTCTCAAGTCTTTAGGTGTGGTGGCAACCTGTACGCATAACGGTGCAAGCAGCTTCCCCGAAGATGTCGTCAAGCACTTAGTTGGACTCACCATTGCGATAGTGCCTGACAACGATGCAGTTGGCTGGGAGTACGCAAGAAAAGCAGTTGCAGCCCTCAAGTCGGTTACAAAAAGTATCCGAGTGGTTGACCTCCAGTTAGACGAGATCAAGGAAGATGCATACGAGTTTGTGCATAAGTATGGCGGTGACAAGGACAGGCTGGTTGACTACACAAAAGCCACGCAAGCAGTCATAAGTGAGATGGATGTAACGACTCCTGCAAGATTAAATAATTCTGCTGAGACACCAGTAATGGAAGAGTTGGAGCTGCCACAAGTACCACTTCAACGCGAAGGATTCAAGCTCGAAGCGTGGGACGACATACAGGACGAACCAGTCGAGTGGCTAGTGCAAGGCGTTATCCCGCAGAAGTCATTTGTGGCTTTGTATGCACCGCCAGCAAGTTTCAAGTCTTTTATTGCCTTGGACATTGCGGAGTGCATCGCAACGGGAAGAGCATTCCTTGGCAACCAGATCACTAGGCAAGGTGCAGTCCTGTATATCGCAGGTGAAGGACATGGCGGTATCGGGTCAAGGATCAAGGCTTTGAAGACGCATCACAAGACACCAGTTGGAGCGCCAGTCTATTTCCTGAGACGGCAGGTCAATCTCAGATCAAGTAAGACAGACCTGCAAGACCTAGTGGCAGCCATTGACGACCTCAAAGCAATCCACGACATCAACTTCGAGCTGATCATCATCGACACCTTGGCTAGAGCGTTTGGCGGTGGTAACGAGAACGCAAGTGAGGATATGGGTGCATTCATTACGGCTGCTGGCGCGATCCAAGGCAAGTATGAGTGCTCCTTATTGGTGGTGCATCACGCTGGTAAGGACGCAACCAAAGGACTCAGGGGTCACAGCTCACTACTCGGAGCAGTAGACACAGAGCTGGAGATTATCCGCATAGAAGGCGCTCAACCGCCAAAAGGAATACTCCACATCAGCAAGCAAAAGGACGGGGAAGACGGGCAGAGGATCGGATTCAAGATGGTCGAGGTCACGACTGGATCAAGTGGAATCGTGGACTTTGAAGGTGCATCCAGTCTGGCGGTTGAACCAGATGAGGAGATGGATACAGATCGTCCTAACCAAGCAATTCCTCCAAATAGGACAGGCGCTGGATTGAATCAACGGCTTGCGTTGTCCTGTCTGCACGACGCAATTAAGAAGTTTGGCGAGATGCAGGTGGTCGATGGGATGCGCAATAAGTGCATAAAGATTGATCAATGGAGGGACGAATTCAAGAAACGCATGGGCAGCGATGTCATGCCAGCAACGCTAAATAAGGCTTGGTATCGCGTCAAAGCCGATCTTGCTGATTTACAAAAAGTAATCATTTATGGTGAATTGTGCTGGGCGGTATATGCGGACGATGATGGCGCAAAATCATCTAATTCGGTGGTTGTGCAGATCAAGAAATGAGTGTGGACAAATGGACATATCAAGGACAAATGGATGGACAACCAAAAATCCATTTGTCTATGCCAAAACGATGGACAGATGGGGTGTGTGTGTATGTAATACACACCACCTGTCCATTGTGGCAATGCGTCCGATTTGGTTATTTTTAAAAAATGGAGTTGTCTATGGTTAAGAAGAGTTTGAAGAAAGTTGTTGGTGGTCTAAAACAGCCAGATTTCCCTATGAATACTTTTGAGGTATTTATGAATTCGAGGTTGATTGAGCTGTCTGTGGTGAAGCGTGAGCACGAAAAGCGTTGGGGCATCAATCGGTTGATAGAGTTGGTGGACTCTGAGTTTCGGATCAAGGTGTGGCGACAGGCTGAACGAGTCTTTGAGGCTTCGGTGTCCAGAGATGAGGTGAAACTAGATCGAGCTGTCGGTGGGATGGTCAAGGCTTATGCAGCGCTGGAGACTTGGGCGGTCGAGAACGGTGTGCCTGAGATGCCAGCGATAGTTGCAGTTGAGCATGAGATGCAAGATGGGTCGGTGATGGTGGTCGTTGGTACACATCACGACGCGACGCTTTACCAGCAGTTCAGACCTGATGTCCAGAACAGACACATCTGGACGATGGAGGAGCTGGAGTTGATCATGGAGTCACCAGTCATCAAGGACACGATGAAAGTCAAGGCGTTGATGCCGTGTGCAGCACTTGTCAGGTTGGACAAGGACGCGAAGGAGTTTCCACTTGGCGGTGCGACGGGCTTTGATGATGTCAAGTCGGACGAGCTGGAGGCTTCGTCGTTGCCAAAGGTGTTCGACACCAGCAAGATGCGTAAAAATACGGCTAACAGGGCTTTAGAGGAGATTTAGATGGCTGGAAACAAAAAGAAGATTCACGACATTGCGTTGCTCAACACGCTGCCGATTGAGCAGATCACCAATATGTTTGAGGCGGGAATGAGCGAGACGAGGATATGTGTGGCGCTCGGTGTCAGCAAGAAGGCGCTGACCGAATGGATGGACTCACCAGCGCAAGAAGGCTTCTTGTCTCGCGTGCGTGCGCGAGCAGCCGATCATATCGTAGGTCAGATGATTGAGATCGCAGACGATACAGACATCGAGGAGGTCAACAAGGCGCGTCTGCGCGTCCAGACGAGGCAATGGGTGGCAGAGCGCTGGAATCCTGCCTCATACGCCCAAAACAAGATGCCAAGCGTGCAAGTGAACCTGTCTGGGATGCGACTGGACGCATTGCGACGCATTGAGGTGGTCGAGGACATATCCACAGAAAACAGCGCCAAGTTGTCCTAGTTGTCCACAGTTGCGTGGAAAGTGGCAAAGTTATGCACAAAACACCTGTCAAACCTGTGGATAACCACAAAATAACTTTACATAATGGACATAGTATAAAGTAGGTGTAGATATTAGTATTCGTTTCTGCTTGTTTTCTGCTGACTGATTCGGGTTTACCCCCCCCTTCGATCTGCGCGACGGGTGGCGCTGAAACTGCACCCCGACAATTACCGACCTAACACCCCCCCCACTACCCCTCCCCATAGCACCACTCACCCACAAAAAAAATAAAAAAAATCAAGGCACAATTCCCACATGACGACAGAATCAACTCCGACAGAAAAAGAGAAAAGCAAACTACACCCACAGGTCAAGGAGACGCTAGACCGCATCCACGACAAGCGACAAGACGAACTCGCCCACAATCCCTTTGTTGCGTTCACCATACGCTACAAGAACAACCCCACGCTCTTCGTGAAGGAAGTCTTAAAAGCCAACCCCGACACTTGGCAAGAAACCTTTTTAACCCACATCGCCAAGGGCAACCGCAGAATAAGCGTCAGGTCAGGGCATGGCGTGGGAAAGTCCACAGCAGCGAGCTGGGCGATCATCTGGTACTTACTGCTCAGATACCCCGTCAAGGTGGTGGTAACCGCACCAACCAGCAGCCAGCTATACGACGCACTCTTTGCGGAACTAAAGCGCTGGGTGAAGGAGCTGCCTGAGACCTTGAGGGATATGCTCGAAGTCAAGCAGGACAGGATCGAGGTCAAGGAGGCAGCGACAGAGGCTTTCGTGTCCGCAAGGACATCGAGGGCAGAGCAGCCCGAAGCCCTGCAAGGTGTCCACTCAGAGAATGTGATGCTTGTAGCTGACGAGGCATCGGGCATCCCAGAGGCTGTTTTTGAGGCTGCTGCTGGCTCGATGTCTGGACACAATGCCGTCACCCTTCTGCTGGGCAACCCTGTACGCTCTAGCGGATTCTTCTACGACACGCAGAACCGACTTGCGAATGACTGGGTGACGATGAAGGTGAGCTGCAAAGACTCGCCAAGGGTCAGCGATGCCTACATCGAAGAGATGAAGGCGCGGTACGGGGAAGAGTCCAACGCATACCGAATAAGGGTACTGGGTGAGTTTCCAAGGTCTGACGACGACACCATTATCCCGATGGAGTTGCTGGAGCTGGCAAAGCACCGCGATGTCGAGACATCTCAGCACGCAAAACTTATATGGGGTCTGGATGTTGCACGCTTTGGTGGGGACAGGTCTGCACTCTCCAAACGCCAAGGCAACGCATTGATCGAACCCACAAAGATTTGGAAAAACCTTGATTTGATGCAGTTAACTGGCGCAGTAGTCGCAGAGTGGGAGGCATTACCGCCAAGCCAGAGACCGCATGAGATCATGGTGGACTCGATTGGACTTGGTGCTGGCGTAGTAGACCGTCTCAGAGAACTCGGTCTTCCAGCTCGTGGCATCAATGTGTCCGAGTCTCCAGCGATGGGGACAACTTACAGGAATCTGAGGGCAGAGCTTTGGTACAAGGCAAAGGCATGGTTCGAGGCGCGTGACTGCCGTATCCCCAATGACGAGGAGCTGGTGGCTGAACTGGCGACGGTGAGGTACTTCTTTAGCAGCGCGGGGAAAATGCAGGTCGAGGGCAAGGACGACATCAGAAAGCGTGGCTTGAAGTCCCCCGACAAGGCAGACAGCTTTGTGTTGACCTTTGCGTCTGACGCAGCCGTCTCGATGTTTGGTGCGAATACGAGTCAGAAGTGGTCGCAACCGTTGAAAAGAAACCTGTCAAGGGTTGCATAATTCGGGTATCCCAATCAAGGAGTATTTGACATGATGAAGAAGACAAAGACAGAGAAGAAAATCTCTAAGGTTTACAACGAATTCAAGGCAGGTAAGCTGCACTCAGGCAAAGGCGGTCCAGTCGTCAAGAGCAAGGCTCAAGGTTTGGCGATTGCGTTGTCTTCTGCTGGCGTGAAGCCTAAGAAGGGAATGAAATAATGGCAACCTCATACCCCAAGAGCTTACAAGGCGCGATGGACAAGATGATGTCCGACAGCGACACCAGCGAGTGTCCAGCGCCAACGCAAGACATCACCCTTAACTTAAAGAACCGCGCCAAGGCGATAACGGCTGCGAAGTACGGTCCTGAGAACCCAGCGCTACCTAACACGCCATTCTGGGCAAAGAAGGCAGATGCATGGGATGTGACTGTGGACGATGCCAAACAATCCCTTTGCGGAAACTGCGCAGCGTTCAATGTCTCAGACAAGATCAAGCAATGTATTGCTGACGGCATCGGCAACGAGGCTGACCCGTGGGGAACTATCAAACTCGCTGACCTTGGATATTGCGAGATATTCGACTTCAAGTGCGCAGCCAGTAGAACTTGCGATGCTTGGGTCGTGGGTGGTCCTAATACTGGCGAAGCCAAGGACGAGGACATGGAAGAAGGCGAAGACTACGAGGAGAAATCATGAAAACTGGACTTTATCAAAATATTAACGCGAAGCAAAAACGCAT